TTGAATATGATATTGTAGGTATCAAAGGGCATGGTGTAGTTTCGATAGCAGAGACACCTTGGCGTGCGTTTGAACATATCGAGAGATTGGAACATATCTGCAAAATCGTTCTAGTGAGTGGAGTTTTTGACTAATGGAATATAATATCAAAAAACTTTCAAACATGACTGACGATGCTCTTGATCTTGCCCTGGAAATGGCTGAGGTTGCCTAATCAACTTGGGAGGGCTTCGGCTCTCCCATATTCTTTATGGAGATAAATATGACTTCTATTTCAGGAAAGTTTCAACCAAAAAACCCAAAGAAGTATAAAGGCAACCCATCGAATATAGTATACCGTTCAAGTTGGGAAGCAAGATGTATGTCTCATTTTGATAAAAATGAAAATGTAATTTGGTGGTCTTCAGAAGAAATAATAGTACCTTATCGAAGCCCTGTCGATGGTAAAGTTCATAGATACTATCCAGACTTTATTATTAAAGTAAAACAAAAAGATGGAGGTATTAAGACGATTATGATAGAGATAAAACCAGAGTATCAAAAACAAGAACCAAAAGTTCAAAAAAGAAAAACAAAGAAATATATAAACGAAGTCTTTACCTATGCTGTAAATCAAGCAAAATGGAAAGCGGCGTCTAGTTTTTGTAAAGATAGACTCTGGGAGTTTTATGTGTTAACAGAAAAAGATTTGGATATAAAACAATGAGTTTTTTTGTATACGCCATCGGATCAGAAAAAGGTCCTGTAAAAATTGGTTTTACCAATAACTTAAAAAAAAGATTAAAAGCTATACAAACTGGTAATTCAGAAAAAATTGAAGTTTTTTATTCAGAACAATTTGATAGTAAAAAAGATATGATGGAAGCAGAACGTATATTACATCACACATTATCTCACAGAAGACTAAAAGGAGAATGGTTTGATATCTCTCCGGAAGACGCTAAATTAGAATTAATTCATATGAAAATGAAATATTAGGAATCTCTATGATTGTCTTTATACACGGCGCTAACGCTACATCAAAGTCCTGGTCATATATCCTATCAAAGATAAACGTGAGAAACATTTCCGTTGACTATGATAGTTCATTAGGATTCAGAAGAAATATAATATCAATACGAAGTCAGATTCCAACTGACGAACCTATACAGATTGTTGGTCATAGTCTTGGTGGTATTTATGGCTTATATCTCACACAGACACATAATGTCACGAAAGGATTGACACTTGCTACTCCATATGAAGGAGTCTTCGTGGCAGACTTTATGAAGATGTTTTTTCCTGGATCTCAACTATTGAATGATATCGGAAAGTACAGTCGGTTCATAACAAAATCTAGAAACATAAAAATAAAGGTACCATGGACTCAGATCATCACAACAAGAGGATCTTTACCATGGTACCTTGAGAGAAATGATGGTATCGTTCCTATCAGTTCTATGACTTGTAGAAACGATATGAACTATCTAGAACTACCCTATAACCACTATGAAATTCTTTATTCCGATGAAGTGGTAGATTTAATTACTTGTTAATCAATTCACCAGTCACCACATCGCGACCAGACACCATAGCGTAATCAGACACCACAGCGTAATCAGACACCCTAGCGTTACCATACACCACAGCGTCATCAGACACCATAGCGTCATCAGACACCACAGCGTTATCATACACCACAGCGCGACCATACACCCTAGCGTTACCAGACACCCCAGCGCGACCAGACACCCCAGCGCGACCATACACCCTAGCGTTACCAGACACCACAGCGCGACCAGACACCACAGCGCGACCATACACCTTAGCGTGACCAGTCACCACAGCGTCACCAGACACCTCAGCGTTATCAGACACCCAAGCGTTACCATACACCACAGCGAGACCAGACACCACAGCGCGACTATACACCCTAGCGTTACCATACACCCTAGCGTTACCAGACACGCTAGCGTTACCAGTCACCCGAGCGTTATCATACACCTCAGCGTAACCATCCACCTCAGCGTAATCATACACCATAGCGTTACCAGACACCCAAGCGTTACCATACACCTTAGCGTGACCATACACCTTAGCGTAACCATACACCCAAGCGTTAGGCCCAACATAGGCGGACTCAGAAACAGTGGCAGTATCAGCAACCCAACCGCCACCATTAGGATGTTGGTGGGCGGGGACCAGGCCGTTGCCAAAATCAAAAGTAGTCATGTCATTCACTCCTTCATTCATTACCTAGCGTTACCAGACACCACAGCGTCACCAGACACCACATCGCGACCAGACACCACAGCGCGACCAGACACCACAGCGCGACCAGACACCACATCGCGACCAGACACCACAGCGCGACCAGACACCACAGCGCGACCATACACCCTAGCGTTACCAGACACCACAGCGCGACCAGACACCACAGCGCGACCATACACATTAGCGTGACCAGTCACCACAGCGTCACCAGACACCCAAGCGTTATCAAACACCATAGCGTTACCAGACACCCAAGCGTTATCAAACACCACAGCGTCATTAAACACCACAGCGTTATTATACACCCTAGCGTTATCAGTCACCCTAGCGTTATCAGACACCACAGCATTATCAGACACCACAGCATTATCAGACACCCTAGCGTTATCAGTCACCATAGCGTAACCAGACACCCTGGCATAACCAGACACCCAAGCGTTAGGCCCAACATAGGCGGTCTCAGAAACAGTGGCAGTATCAGCGACCCACCCACCACCATTAGGATGTTGGTGGGCGGGGACCAGGCCGTTGCCAAAATCAAAAGCAGTCATAGTTACTCCCTCCAATCGGAAATCGTGACGATGGACTTCAACTCTTCGACAAGAGCCCGACCCGCATCGGTAAATAGAATACCCTGATGATATACCCACTGCTCAATGTCTTGGGAATGATAGAAGGTATCCTCTTCAGTCATCCACCGAAGAGCAGTGGTACGGTCACCCGCACCTGCTTCGATAATGGACTCAAGTGAAGAAGTGAACTCGCGAAGAGCGCGAGCCTCTTCCTCCGCCTCCTCTGCTTCCCGAATATCGAAAGCACGACCAACGGAATCCCAAATCTCCTGCTTGCGGGCAGGAGTGGCGGTGTAGAACTCATGACCACGTGGGCGGAAACCATAGGCGTCCTTGTGGAAATCGGAGAAGATGTTTTCGTCGTAGGTGTAAACAGTCATGTCATTCACTCCTTCGTTCATCATGTTTATATAATACCAGGAATTTTAATTTTTGTCAAGAGAAAAATTACACCTTAATTTCTTCTTTAACTTTTCCAGACTTGTTAAGGTATGGGCCAGAAATTCTAGTTTGAACAGCATAACCCCTCACATATTCAACAACTCTTCCTTCTGGTGCGAATTTTTTCATATGCTCTTCAGCGTCTTTACGGTCTTTGAAATATGCAGTACCTTTATACTCTGTGGCTGCTTCTAAGTCTTTTGTCAACATTTTCTTATCTCCTGTTTTCATCATATAAATAGTATATAACGTATCTTATTTTTTGTCAACAAAAAAACGAACATGGCATCAAAAACTTTTGACGAAATTCTGGCTCAGGGAGTGAGGTCTGGACAATTACCAGCTAGGACACAAACGTCTAGAGATTGGTTTCGCAACGCGGCGAGAACGACTAGTGTTACGCCGGAAGCTGTTGTTAGGGGTGAGAGAGCGAAATATAAAAATAGGACCACAATAGGAAAGATGTATCTTTTCAATTATGATCCTAAAACGAAAGATACGTTACCATATTATGATAGATATCCTTTGATCTTTCCAGTAGAAAGAGCTCCTGGTGGATTTTATGGTATCAACATGCATTATTTACCACTAACTCTTAGAGCAAAGTTAATGGATAAATTATACGAACTGTCTACGGACAGAAGATACGATGAAAAGACTAAATTGAAGATTGGTTATCAGATATTAAAAGCGGCTTCTCGTTTTGCTCCATTTAAACCAACTTTTAAGAGATATCTATCTAATCATGTTCGTTCTAGGTTTATTGAGATATCATCTAGTGAATGGGATATTGCCCTATTCCTACCACTGGAAAGATTTGCGAAAGCATCGAAGACTAAAGTCTGGGCAGACTCAAGAAGGATGATATAATGCCTATAGATTTAAATAGATTTACTTCTATTTTTAATAATGTTCCTCCAGCGAGAGAAAGCGACTACGAAATTATAATAAGTGGTCCAACTGGAATTGGTGATCCAGATTTAACATATAGAGCAGACTCTGTACAATTGCCCGGAAGAAGTATTGCTACAACAGAACAGGTTTATATTGGACCTCAAAGAAAAGTAGCGTATGCAGCACTTTATCTAGAGACTACTATAACTTTCATAGAATCAGACGATTATCGTGTTAAAGAGTATTTTGATAGATGGTTAGATAAGGTTGTAGGAACACATCGAATTAATCGTACCGTATCAGATGGTTCAAGATTTCGTTCTGGTTATTATGATGATTATATTGGAACGATAGATATTCACAATCTACGAAGAACTGGTGCCAAAGGATATAATACAAAATTGATAGAAGCATATCCTATACAAGTCGCTCCAGTAAGTTTATCTTGGGCTTCTGATGCTATACCTAGAATTAATGTAGTATTCACATATAGATATTATGAACAAAACGCGGCAGGATCAACAAGTACTGCTAATGTATCTACTTAATAACAATGACTGATTTGGAGAGAATAAAATGGCTTTACCGTCAATAGTAGCCCCACACTTTACGACTAAACTACCGTCAAATGGAGTTGATGTTAAATTTAGACCTTTTCTTGTAAAAGAGGAAAAGTTGCTTCTCATAGCTGCTGAAAGTGGTGAGAGAAAAGACATGATAGACGCTATCTGTCAAATGTTAAAAAATTGTGTTATTGAGCCGGAGGATATTGATCCTTATAGTTTAGCTTATTTTGATTTTGAACATATGTTTCTTCATATAAGATCTAAAAGTGTAGGAGAAACGGCACAGTTTAAACTAAAACATGATGTGGAAAATTGTGGCCACATGAACGATGTAGAAGTCAAGTTAGATAATATTGTTTATAATACAAATGAAGATCATACTGATACATTTTTATTAAACGATAATATTGGTGTGAAGATGAAGTATCCTACTATAAATTCTTTGACTGACTTTATGGATATTGATCCTACAAATGTTCTTGATATTTTTTCTACTAGTATAGAATATGTTTACGATCAAGAAACGGTTTACAACGATTTTACACAAAAAGAAGTTTTAGAATTTTTAGAAAGTCTTTCTAAAGAGCAATTTGATAAAATTACAAGATTCTTTCAAACTATGCCTGCCAGTCGTTTAAGAGCAAAGTATAAATGTGAAAAATGTGGTGAAGAGGTTGAAACAGATATATCTGGCTTTGAAGATTTTTTTGGATAAGTCTCTGTCATACGAGTCTAGCTAGTTATTATAGACTTAACTTTTCGTTGATGCAATATCATAAATATTCTTTGACTGAATTAGATGATATGATACCGTTTGAGAGAGAAATATACATTCAGATGTTGCTAGAACATCTGAGAGAACAAGAAGAGAAGAACAGACAAAATGCTTCCTAACCCTAATCCTTCTGGTGCAGCTACATCTGATATGATGGCGTTATCATTTCAAGAAAGTACCACGTATGCTGTTCAAAGCATAGATGAGAATATCAGAGGTCTTAGAGAATTATTCGCATCTGTTTTGAAGGTAAACACTGAAAATTTAAACTTAGCTAAAAAACAAGAGACTACTGAGAAACTTAATCGTGCTAGAGAAAGAGCGGCGGCCGCTGAAGAAAAAAGAGAGTCTAAATTTGGTACTACTTTAAAAAGCGCGGCGACGGGCGTAAAAGATAAAGCTATAGAAGTAGGAAAGGGTATATCTCTTGGTGGTGTTTTAAGTACACTTCTTGGTGGAGCATTACTAGCTGCTATTTTTGCCCCAGATAAATTTGATAAAATGGTAGGACAAATTAAGGAATTAAGTTCTACGGTTTTAGATAGTAAATTTTTTGAAGGAGTTGCTGAGACTGCTTGGGGAATTATGAAGAAAAATCTTGAATTAGATAATTTATTTGTTAGTACTATATTTGGGTGGAGAGCGGGAGCAATATATTCTGCTTTTGATTATATGGGTGAAAAGTTAGTAGAGTCTATGGGTTTGAAAGTAGTTAAAGGAGATGATGATAATGTTGAACTTGGCCAAAAAATTGAAAATTTTATAGCGGAAAATTTGCCCTTAGCATTTGGTGCTGGGGGTTTATTTGCTTATTTGTTTCCTGGTACATTTTTCAATGGAATACGTAAGCTTACACTAGGCGTTGGTAGTGTTTTAAGTGGAACTATAAAAAAAGCTTTTGGACTTGGTGTTGAAGAATTAACAGAAGCAGCGGCTGAAACTGCCGCAAACGAACTAATAGATAAAAAAGATAAGACAGATCTAGAGAAATCAGCTAAAAAGACAAGAGGAAGACTCAGAACTTCATTTAAAAATTTATTTAGAATCGGCATAAGAGGATTTGGTATTGCTGGTGCTGTATTTGCAGCTTACGAACTTACTAGTTTTATTATTGAAAAATCTTCTGAAGAAATGGAAGAGTATAAAAAGAAAGCTGCTGAAGTTGAAGAACTAGGAAAAACTATTGGCCAAGCAGTTCGTCTCCCAAAGTTTGAAGTGTCGCAGGATGAATATGATCCGATTGAAAATGATGAGAATACTTTCGACTATGAATCCTCATCAGTGGAGGCGCGTGAGCAGCGTGTAGTAACAAACGAAATAGCAAGATTTGGCATGGGACTGGGTAATAATATTGCAGTGAATGCAGACGTTGGTGGTGAAGCCGCTGGAAAGACTCAAAATGAAAGAATATCAAAACAATTAGAAGGTCTGAAAGATCTAGATTGGAAACAAGGTCAAAAATTTCTTAATACCTTTGTTGTACAGGCTACAAGTACTGGTGCATCTTTAACCGAAGGCGATTTTAAAACAATAGTGAATTGGATTAAAACTTTACCCGCCCCTTCTTGGTTCCGAGCCGGCATCCCGAAAGGGAGAGTATTTTCTTATTATGCGGGAAAGTTACAACAGGATTCGTTTGGAACAGTTAAAATAGGTCCAAATAGAAAAGATGCCAGATATAGACTAGAAGAAGCGAAGAAAGAATCTAAATCATCCACGGCACCTACTCCTATGATAGTTCCTTCATCTCCCATGGGTGATCAAGAAAACAAAACACTCTCTGAGTCCGTTGAAAAGGCGACTGAGCCCGTTGAAAAGGCGGTCGTAACAAAAGAACTTGAAGAAATAGATAATCAAATTTTAGAAAAACAAAACCAGATCGAGAAAGCGAAAAAGATACAAAAAGCGGAAGGTAGGGGCTCCTCACGCGCCCGCGGAATAGAAAGAAAAGAACGGGAAATTGAAGAATTATTAAAACGAAGAGAAGAACTAACTAGAGGAAACGATGCATCACCCATGGCCATGGGTTATCAAGGAAATTTCATGGCTTCCATGGGTGATCTAGGAAACTATCTATCGTTCGAAGGCGAAGGCCAAACAATGGCACCAACATATAAAGCTGGATCTCTTAGAATGAATGGTTTAGAAGCGGAGATGGTTTCAATGAATAACGCAATGAAACCACCAGCTCCTATAGTTATAGCGTCACCTAGTTCCTCTTCACCAACTAGTGTAGATCAATCACAGACTATTATCAATACTAGTAATCGTCAAA